GAATGGCACAGATACAGGAAATGATTATGACTGGTATGACCAATGCAGAAATCATAGCAGCCATACCCGGCATCACAGTGGAAGACATTGTGACAGCAGCCGCTGAAGCTGCCAGAAACAACAACTAAGGAGACTGCTATGAACTCATACGGCAAAAAGAAAAACGGTGGTAAGAAGCCACCAAAGAAGTATTAACATGCCAGTACATCCTGCAACAGGCCCTAAAGGCGGTAAAGGTTTTCAATATGGAACAACGGGCAAGGTGTATCCTACCCGTGCCCAAGCTGTAAAACAAGCACAAGCAATCAAAGCAAGCCAAGCGGCCGCAAAGAAGAAATAACATGAACAACCCATTACCAACAAGAGGCATGAGGACAGCAAAGAACAAGCGTCCTAAGCCTCCTAAAAAATAACAAGCCGGGAGCGGATCTGGTAAGTAATATACCATTATAGTGCCATTCCGGCGTCTATGACATAAATATTACATTAACTCTTATGGAGGCGAGGTTACAATGACCGAACAACAAACATTGGCAAACGACACAGCAACTGATGCTACAGGCGATACTGAAAATCAGGCAAGCAAAACATATAGTCAGCAAGAAGTAGACAATATGATGGCCCGTATGAAAGGGTCATTGGAAAAGAAGTTGCTCAAACCCTATGAGGGTTTAGGTGACCCAGAGGAACTACGCAGTCTCCGAGCTGAAGCTGAAAAGCGTCAGGTAGAAGGACAACTCAAGCGTGGTGAATTTGAAAAGACACTTCAAGAAAAAGCTGCCAAGTGGGAAGCTGAAATACAAAAAAGGGATAGCATTATAAAAGAATACAAGATCCATACGCCTATTATCAGTGCCGCAGCCAAGTACAGTGCTGTGAACGCTGATCAAGTCAAGGCACTTGTGGCTCAGAATGTTCGATTAAATGCTGAAGGTGATGTTGAAGTAGTGGATCAGAAAGGATCAGTTCGTTATACTGATGCTGGAGTTCCAATTGGTGTCGACGACTTAGTGCGGGAATTTCTAGATTCGAATCCGCATTTCAGAGCGGCAGCCCCTGCAACAACTCATACCAAGTCCAATGTGTCAAATAATACACAGGGGATTGATATTACAAAATTGGATATGAAAAATCCAGAGCACCGTAAACTCTATGCGGAACACCGCAAGAAGAACGGTATCGCCTAACATTATAAAGGAAAATATATTATGGCCGGTTCTACAACCACAACATTAAACGACCTGTTACCAGCAATTGTTGCTGAAGCAATGTTCGTAGCAAACGAGCGAAGCATCATGCGTGGCCTCGTAAAAAATTATACACTTGGTGCAGGCCAAGGTAAAACAGTAACAGTTCCAATTTACCCACAAGTAACAGCCGCTGGCATTACTGAAGGTGACTTGATTACTAACACTGAAGTTTCAACAAGTTCTGCTGTATTAACAGTTGCAACCAATGCTATTCGTACTATGGTTTCCGACTTGTCAGTTGCATCTAGTTCTAGCAATGTAGTAGCCGACCTAGGCCGTTTGTTCGGTGAAGGTATTGCTCGCAAGATGGACAAAGACTTAACAGCATTGTTCGCTGGCTTCTCCGCTGGTGTAGGTGACTACACAGGTCAAGTAACTGCCGCTAGCATTTTCAACTCAGTTGCAAAATTGCGTGGTGCTGGTGTTGCTATGGACGGTATGGTTTGCGTATTGCACCCAGAAATTGCTTATGACTTGAAAGCCGCATTGACACTAGGTGGTTCTACTGCCGCGTTCTCCATGGGTGCTTACAGTGAAGTTGGTAACGAAGCAATGCGTCAAGGTTATGTCATGCAATTAGCTGGTATTCCAATTTATGAATCCGCTAACATTGACTATGTGACCAACGCTGGTGACTTCCCAGGTGCTGTGTTCCACCGTGACGCATTAGGACTTGCTTTAATTGGTGATGTTCAAATCGAAACTGCTCGTCGTATTGACTACTTGTCTACTGAAATCGTAGCAAGCTGCCATTACGGTGTTGGCGAACTTCAAGACAGCTTAGGCCGTGCATTGAAATTTGACAGCTCGTTAACTTAATCGGAGCACACATGCCCTTCATTATAGTAAATTCGGTAACAACAAGTTTTGCTGAGTATCAAGATGTTCTTGATATGGATGCAAGAGTTTTCGATTCGAACGAAGGGCTTACTGACGATGTTGTTGAAAGCCTACTGGTAAAGTCAACGCAGAGGATATTAACGATCATTAGAAATACTGACTGGTGGAAATCAATGTATATTGACCAAACTCCAGGCTTTAACTATTCTAGTGTTGCTGATATTCCTGCATTAGATCCCAGCAAGGTCAAAGCCAGACAAGATGACTTTACAGACATGTGCGTAATGTACACTTTGTATTATTATATCTTGCCTAAGGTAGCAGACTTCAGCACAGAAGACAATGCAGAGCGAGCAAAGATTGGTTTTTATCAAGCTAAGTTCGAAGCATTGTTGGCTGAGATCATTACCGCAGGCGACTGGTATGACTTTGATGGCAGTGGGACCATTGCTTCAGGTGAAAAACAACCCGGCAAATATAGCCTTAAGAGAGTCAGATGAGAACAGTAATTTACAATTACATCAAGGCACTTGGTTTGAAAAGTGTAGTGCTCAGCAGTGAGTTACCATACCAAGCCAATGGCCAAGATCTTTATTTGAAAAACAAAAAGACTATCTATGTTGATGTGGCTCAAAGCAATCAAGATGCAGTGACTGATACCTTTAGTGGTACAGGTACTGTGAATGAGGTAACAACAGTCAGTGTCTACTTCGTAAACGATGCAAAAAAGATATTACCCGACTACGATAACATTGTGACTCAAATCAAAAACGCAAGAACTGCTACAGGAACTGAAGGTTATATTCAGAAACTGTGCCAAGTGACTGTGAGCTATGATGAAGATGCAATGGTAACAGAGTTAGGGTTCAGTTTCAGAAAATTATTAACCAATTAAAAGGAGCCAATAAATGGCGTATATCAATCCAAGTCCTGGCGTAAGTGGAGCCCAGGTTACACTAACAGTGTATCACACCAGCAAGTCAGCTGACACAAGCGGACTAGTAGTTCCAGCTTTGCAGAATGTGACCATTAATGCTGCCAATGATGTGTTCACATGGACACAACTAGACAGCGGTAGTAAGCAACAAGTTGCAACCACAGCTACTAACAGTTTGGCAATGAACTTGGTTGTTGACCCAACCACTTTCTTCCCAGGTGCAACACCAACAACCACAGCTGCCTCACAAGGTATCTTTGGTCTAAGCAAGAACAAGACTAAAATTGTCTTTGAACTTGTTATGGGTGACGACTCAGCAGGCACTAATACTAAAACTATTAGTGGCTCTGGCTATATCACTGGCCTAGCACCAACTGTTTCAGCTGATAGTCCAGTATGGGTAACACCTATTACTATCACTGTAACTGGTGACTACACAGTAGCAACAACAGCCTAATCTAATTGGGTTGTAAGGAATAGGGGATTATTTCCCCTATTTTCGCCTCATGGGATAAGTAATGTATAAGGAAGATTTATAGAATGGACTTATTAGATAGAAAGACTGACGAAGAACTGCACTTGAGCATGTTAGCAGAGCTGGCTAAAACCAGCAATGAGCTCCGCTGTGCCAAGGCAGACATAGAAAAGATCACAAGTAGACTCAGCTTCTTACTTGTCATCACCAACAACCTGATAAACAGAAAAAAGGATTAAAAGATATGCAACTCTCACAAATCGCGGCCAAGCCGCAGTTAATTAAAATGATTCTTGATGATGAAGACACCATCAAAGAGTTTGGAGAACCTGTGGAATTTTACACATGGGATCGTCAACCTATGGATGTGTTTATGCAACTGGCTAGTGTCAGTAACAAAGACCCACAAGTAATGATTGGAATCATCCGCACATTGATACTAGATGAAGCAGGCAAGGAAATTATTACCAAGGATGCCATGCTGCCAAGTAGTGTATTGCTCCGTGTTGTAGGTAAAGTAGTAGACTTACTGGGAAAGTAATAGGCGAGGACCCAGAATGGGGTACTCAAGAGACAAACATGATCTTGAGTATCCACAACCTCGCAGAGAATTATAAATGTTTACCAACGGAAGTGTTGGAGCGAGCTACCACTTTCGATTTGTATGTACTTGATGTTCATACAAGATGGGTTAAATATCAACATGAACAGGCGATGGCCAAGCAGGAAGGCAGGGTGACTCCACTAAGAGCTCCCAAACTCACTGAACAGCAGATGCTGGACATGATTAAAAGGACAAGGAGCGGCAATGAGTCTAAAGTTAGAAGTTCAATTTAATGCAAAGACAACTATGGCACAGTTGAAAACGGTTATGGCCAAGTTAAACCATTTGCCAACCGAAGCACTAAACCATTTTGTAAGTATTACTCCTATTGACACCGGAAATGCTCGTAGAAGCACACGATTGGTTAATAATAAAACTATTGAAGCCACTTATCCATATGCCAAAAGATTGGATGAAGGATATAGTCGTCAGGCTAGAAATGGTATGGTCAAGCCAACTGAAAAGTTTATCCAAAACCGTGTCAAACAAATTGAAGCAGGGAGATAAGCATGGCAGTTGATATTAAAATGACGGCAGACCCTAGTTCGGTAATTGCCGCACTAGAAAGAATCCAAACCAAAGTCCAAGATACTCAAGATAAGTTTGAGAAATCATTTGGCAAGATGGCCAATACTGCATTAGCATTAGGTGCGGCATTGACAGCGGCCAGTGCCAGTGCATTAGCCTATGCAGATGATATACAAGACATGGCTGATGCACATGGCTATGCTACTAGCGAAGTCTTAGCATTCCAAAAGGCCTTAGGCGAAAGTGGTGGTAAAGCTGAGAACGCTGGCAAGGCATTCCAATCTTTGGCCAACAAAGTAGATGAAGCTGCCGGCGGTAACCTCAAGGCCTTAGGCAGCTTTGAAAAGTTAGGCATCAGCTTGACTGACCTAGGCAACAAAAGCAACACTGAAATCAAAGACAAATTACTAGACAGCATTGCTGCCATTGAAGATCCGATGCAACGCAATGCCCGTGCCGCTGAATTCTTTGGCAAGTCATTAGCTGGTACTGACATTGTTAAGTTTGCTGCTCAACAAAAAGCCCTGCGTGAAGAAATGAAACAGTATGAGCCTGCAATTAAAACAGCAGGCGATGCATTTGATAATCTAGCAAAGACCATGGGCAATATGAAACTGGCAGTGCTGGATGCATTCGAGCCATTGTTCAAATTCCTTAGCGAGATTAATATTCCTGTTGGCGTAATGAGCGAAGGATTTAAGTTAGCAGGTGCTGCCTTAGCTTATATGGCTGGTGCCGCTGTTATCCGTGGCTTAATGGCACTTAGAGGTGCGTTGGCCGCTGTGGCTATTGCAGCCGCTGCCAATCCATTTGTTGCACTAGCTGGTGGTATTGCCGCAGTTGCAACTTACTTCCTACTAGGTAGTAACAATGCAGATAAGATGGCTGCAAGTGCTGATAAAGCTGCTGACTCTACAAAAAAAGGCACCACTGATATTTCAGGTGCTAATGATGCAATACAAAAGCAAAGAGATAAACTTAGTGAGGTTGGTAAAGAACTACAAAAGAATTTTGACAGTGCATTACGAAAATATGGCCAAGAATCTAAGAATTTATTCTTGAGTGAGGACCAACGCAAAGTAGCTGAAGCCATTGCCAAGGTTGAAGAAGATGGCCTTAATGCCAAGATCAAATTACAGCAAGACTTTAGTGCTTTAACCAAAGATGACCAAGCAAGATTAATTGATGATTACAATAAAGAATTAGGCCTAATTGACGAGCGTACTGTTAAGCAAAAGGCATCTGTTTCTAGCCAAATCCAAGGTATTAGTGATGTCATTGCCAAGATGAATGATTACAGGAAAGCCTACAGTGAGCAAGCTGATTATGCCAAGTTAACCCAATCTGCTGAATCCAAAGCCTACCTCGATTCTTTAGGCAACTTGAATCAGCGTATTTTTGCAGAAAGTAAATTAATAGCTATTGAAAAAATAAGGGCTGACATGATGTCGCGTGTTTCCACATTGCCTCCTGACCTTCAAGGAACGGCAATTGCATCCATTGCGGCTGTAACAAAAAATGTTGATTTATTAAAATTATCATATGCAGGTGTTGCTGAAACTATCCGAAGCGACTTAATGGATAGTCTTGATAAAACGGGTCTTAGTCAAGAACAAGTCAATAAATTCATTGATGATGGTGCTGCCTCAATTAATAGTATTATTCAAAGTGGTGCACAATATGGCATTTTATTACAAAAGATATCCGACCAAAGTCGTACATTCTCCACTGGCTGGAGCGGAGCACTTAACCAATTTGTAATTGATGCTGGCAATGCTGCGGCCATGGGTGCCAGTTTGTTTAATAAATTTTCCAGCGGCATTGAAGATTATTTTATAGATAGACTCAAAGGCATCGATGGCGGCTGGAAAAAGTTATTGGCCAGCTTGGCTGAAGACCTTGCTCGTAGTGCAATCCGACAAAGCCTTGGTAAAATATTATCAGTGTTCACAGGCGGTAAATTATCCATAGGCGGTGGCGGAGTTGGCGGCGGTGGCAAGGGAGACTCATCAACTAATCCACTCCATGTGATAGGGCCCGGAATGGGTGGAGGTGGAGGTGGCTTATCTGGCATGGGTAGTGGAACTGATCCTGCAAAAGACCAAACCAGCATATTTGAAACTATCAAGACCACCATCTCGGACTTCGCTTCAAGCGTAAG